ACATAGGATATTCGTTGATATCGATACCGTCTGCCTTGAAGGCATAGTCAAACTTATCCAATTGAATCAAAGACTTAAGGTTGGCTGGCACTTTCTTGACTTTCTTGTAAGCTTCAACCTGTCCGGCGGTTACCGCACCGTCATGTAAGGCTGACATTGAAGCCTTGATGTTACCGACGAATTTATTACGAATTTTAGTATTGCTATCGTCAATACCTAATTCGGCGAGCATTAAGTCTGCTAGGTGATAGGAAGGCGTCCATAATGCCCTATGATTAACAATGGAATCGGCGTCAACTGTTACCTTTTCGCCGCGTTTGGTCGTATATGTGATTGTTTTGTTTGGCATCTTGGGTAATAAACCTCGTTTAGATTGAAAATCGGCGGAATCCCGCCAGAAAGCGAACAATAGGGCAACCAATCGGCGGTGTCAAACGCCGCGCTAATCGATTGTTTTTACTGCTATTATTTTGAATGTTGTTTAATCCTCCTAAATAAAATTATAATTGAGTATATTAGAATTTTCTAATGTTCGCCAGGATATATTAGATAATACTAATGTAGTGCCATGTAATATATCTTAACAATTACTTGCGGTCGAACACTAGTACATGTCGGTCATCTTGAGACCTAATCATAAATTGACCACTACGGCTATTAATTTTAATATTAATGTATTTACCTTTATCTGGTAACCATTTTGTATTAGCTACACGATTGTTTATCCAATGCATTGCACTCTCAAGATTAAGTAATGGATTCCAGAAAACCCAATCTACATGTGCGGTATGTACATCTACCCATAGCCATTTCATATTAAATTCCTAATAGGCTTTTAAAATCTTGAAAGCTAAAGACTTCGTAGTAATCTAGGACAGGCTTTTCCTGTAGCACCCTATGATTATAATCGTAATCACCATACATATCTCTCAGCCCAAGGTAATGCCTAGACCAATCGTAACCCAGCCAATCGTCGGCTCCCATAGGAGTAAACTTCGTCACATCTGAGATAAATTCGTTGTAATCGTCCAAGTTATTTATAAAATCGTTTAGCATGATAACCCCTTTTAAATAATAGTACTTGTATCCTCTAAATCCCACTCTTCGCACACCATTTCATAGCTGAAGCCATGTTGCGTAGCCACAGCCCTTAACGCGGAGTACCAATTATCATACGTCAACGAATCACCGAACCAACCCGAGATAGTGTATTGTTTTCCTGCGATATTAAGGCCGTAATATGTGCAGCGGATTTCCTGAACGTCGCCGGAACCAATTACATCACCGTGAAGCTCGTGCTGCCTTTCGCCCCAATCTACCCTAATCTTTTTCACGCAGGTAATACTTCCGAAGTTGTGAACTGTAGATATTTCCATGATAACTCCTAATATTTTGGCTGGGTTTTGTGGTTGAGCGAAAACACACTAGCAAACGATGGTGTGGCTGTCAATCATGAGCGCCAAGTTATATTATAAATTAATAATACAATTAATCTAAATTCCGAAGGTTTGTTCAAGGAGTTTGATTATGCAGATAGTACATATACTTGAATTCATTAGCTCATCTTCAGTAACTTCATATTGAAAAAAGTAGTCAGGTCTAAGAGGTAATTTGTCACAGCCAAGTATACCATACAATTCTCTGGTTGCTGAAGAATTAAAGATAGCGATTTTTCTACTAGGTATAATACTTTGTGCAAGGCTATCAAATTTTTCTTGACATTCTAAGCCTATGTGATGCCGCATTAAAATATATGTATTCATTATCTTACGACCATGTTCTGTGAACTTCAGCCACCCACTCAGCACCATCATACTCCTCAATAATATATTCTACATCATATGGGATTTCGATGACCTTGAGTTCCGCATGGCTACCATTAGCTTGGCTACCTAATTGTTCTACTACTTCAACTAATTTTAAATTATCCCTTTCTACTTCCTCGTTTAGAAATAGGGAACCCTTCTCAAATATACCTGAGTCATAGTCTGACTGACTTATAAATGCTTTGTTCTTGGCTGCTACAAATTCGTCATCACGTTTCCGTAATTCTATTAGTGCCTCTTGAGACAGGCCGAACCCGCCAAAACATTTATTGATAACTATCTTTCTCATTCTTGCTGCCATGATAACTCCTAATATTTTGGCTGGGTTTTGTGGTTGAGCGGAAACACACTAGCAAACGACAGCGTGACTGTCAACCGTGAGTACCATGTTATTAAGTTATCTTTTAATTACTTTTAGGTATAGTATTTTGTTCAAGACTATCAAAATTTTCCTTACATTCTGAGCACATACGATTAAGTTTTGACTTGTAGCAGTAGCCAGATTTCACATACCAACAACAATATGAAACTCCTAATGGTGCTAAAATATTTGCTGCAGTATTAAAAGTCTTTGATTTAGTTTGCTGATTCATTTTATTAATCCTTTGTTATTAATCTAAAAAACTTTGCAAGGCATATCTCAGTGAACCTAAGTTGTATTCCGCGCCATCTGGTGTTTTCTTCGGCAGGTAAGTATGTAATTTTATAGTAGTCTCTTCGAGTCCGTATTGTCCTAGCATAAGATTTGCAAGTGTGTAGGTTTCATAATCGTTCTGCAACCACAACGATATGTTCCATTTATTCCACGATGGGTGTCCTTGGTATTTAGCCATGTTATTTAATTTCCTTCGAGTAGTTTTCTAAGTTGTGTATATGGATATATATCTTCTGGGTTATCTGGGTTACGTGTCCATTCATTGTCCCTAGTTATATACTTAGCATACATACCGCTAATATACTCGTTCGGTTCAGTACCATACACAATACTTGTGAGTTTCCATTTGTGGTTCACGTAGTAATCGTATTTTTTATCCGCCCCTAAATATTCCCAGCCGTGACGAGTAGCATAGTAATCTTCATGGTAATTCATAGGCCAAGTTTTCTTGGAAGTCATATTAATTTCCTTTACTTAACCTGCTCAGTTGTTATTAATTTAAAATCTTTATCATCTGTCGAGTGTACCCAGCGAGAAGCATTAGGACTACCATTATCTATGAACCACCACGGGCCAAGTCTATCTGAAAATGATATAGAATCTTTTACTTTAATAATTTCCCAACCCATGTTTCCATCACGCTTGCACCGCTCTTTGCCTTTCTTAGATTTAGGTAGAAGTTGCATAATATCTCCTAATAATTTCCGATGCTCTCGCATGAAGTCTAGGACTACCCTCTCGCAATACTTCAAGCAGTAACTTTTTCTCATGCATAAAAATCTTAGCAAATTTTGGGTCGTGTTGGGTAATAGATTCAGCATTATCGATAAGGTCTGCAAGTTTAATTGTCTTTGCCATCGGTGATGCTTCCGCTAGATGCATTCTATCAATTGTCTTACGTATTTTTCGATTACCATCTTCAGGTTTTGAAACATCCGTAAGGTCACTTACAAGCCCAGCAATTTCTATTCCAAATTGAATTTTAATATCTTCAATAGTTGTAGGAGTATCTTCAACTGTATCATGTAGCCAAGCCGCCGCAATCATTTCAGGAGTACCAGATACTTCTTGAATAATGCTTGCCACCGCTGCCAAATGATAAGTGTATGGTTCTCCAGTATATTTTCGCTTATGACCTATGTGTACTTCATGTGCAAAAGCTATGCTTTTCGCGATAGGATTTTTAATAAGATTTAAAGATAACATAATATTTTGGCTGGGTTTTGTGGTTGAGCGAAACACCTTAGCAAACGACGGCGGGATTGTCAACCGTGAGCGCCAGGTTATTAAGTTATCTTCTTAATTAATTACTGTATATATCTACCTATTCTACATACATAATTTTATTCACCCGTCCAAATCTCTCCGCCACGTTAGAATTGTGGCCGCATCATTGATTTGGTCAGCATAATTTCCCCGCCCGTGAATACACTTCGGATTGTTAGGGTTCGCTTCCATCGCGGCGTGACAATCACTAATAATATATCTAAGAGAGGCATCTGACAGCCGCCAAAAGCTATCATTCTCAAGATATTGTGGCTTCGCTTTCATTATACTACCTCATTGATTTTTAAAACTCTAAAAGAGGTTTTAAAATTTATTAAATACTTACTACTTCTTTAAGTAATTTCCGCGCACCTTTTGTGATACCTAATATCTTGCCAGCATTGAGAATTTTTCGCGCTGCTTTCTTAGGTATATATATTTCTTCGAGCGGTCGAGAGTAGCGCAGAACAGATTCTAATAGGACGCGATGAATGCGTATACCGAACCCGCCTATACTACTATCAATCCAAATTAATTGTGCATATTTATGACCTAATTTACAGACTAGCGTATGTCTAAAATGCCCTTGCTTATCTGCGAACCGAACGACACAAGGTGATTCTAGCTTTTTAATTGTGTTTATATATTTACTCATTTTATTTAACCTTAGCAATTTTGCCATCTTGCATTGTAACTGCAGCGAAAAACTCGCGACCAATACAAGTAATATGAGGACGATTAGCACCTACTAATACTCCATCACTTACATACTCAGAACCAAATATAGAAGTCTCTATATAATTCAGAGGGTTACCGATGTTCTCCTTGAGTACCTTTTTGCTCGGATAATTAAAGATAATCATACTAGTTTCTCCATTTTGGTTGGTTGTGTGGTTGAGCGGAAACACACTAGCAAACCGCATCGGGTCTGTCAACCCCATGTACCCTGTATAATAAAACTATTAAGTATTTAATATAATTTTGCAACTGGCCCTTGACAACGACTTGATGGTGCTTTAAGCTGCTCCCAAATCGATGACAACCAACACAAAAATGCTAATCACCAAGGAGAGAGGCATGAAAGTTTCAATTAAAAATTTACCAGTTACGAACCGTTCGGCTTTAAATAAAATTAAAAAAGGTTTCGGCTACAGTTTTCAAACTTTGCTGAGTCCGCCAGAAGCTAACCCGAAGATTAAAAAGAATAATAAGGTAGGTGTATTGACAGCGGGTTTGCATTTGTCGCCAAGTGATAGTGCTGGTGTCCATTACAATAAATCTTGGAACGTCTGCCCTAAAGCATCTGACGGTTGCAAGGCAATGTGCTTACATACAGCAGGTAATCCACTATACATGGAAGGTAAAATTCGTGCGAGGCTTGACCGTACTCGGATGTTTTTTCTTAATCGGGATTTGTTTGCTGCAATATTAGTAAATGAAATTACTTCTCTTCTGCGGAAAGCTACCAAGGCAGGTATGCAATGCGGTGTTAGACCAAATGCTACGTCAGATATTTGTTGGGAGTGGTTCTATATTGATAATCAATTACTTATGGACATGTTTCCTACCGTAGAGTTTTATGATTATACTGCCATTGCTAACCGAACTACACCAAGCAATTATCATTTAACATTCTCACTAAAAGAAAATAACATGCACGAAGCAATGAATGAATTAAATCGTGGCTCGAATGTTGCAGTAGTTTTTGATACTAAACGTGGTCAAGAGTTACCAAGTACATACTTAGGATATAATGTTATTAATGGTGATGAGCACGACTTCAGACCACTAGATGCTAAAGATTCTATTGTCGGACTTAGAGCTAAAGGTAAGGCAATCTATGATGTTTCAGGGTTTGTTCAAGGAGTTTGATTATGATGATTACAAGTTCAAAAGAATATTTCGGTGAGGGTATAGGTATCGTAGTAAAAACTAAAAGCTTTTTATTTGATGCTTATATGACGAAACGATTACGTTTAAAATTTAGTATTGGATTGAATTCAAAACATATAATCTTATTGTTGTGGGTTGGGCCATTTGCCTTTGAAGTAACCCGCAATTTAAAGCAAGAAGATTTTAATTTTAAAGTTATTGAAGATTCTTTAGAGTAAGTTCTAGAACAACTAAGAGTGTATAAGTTTTTAGAACAACTAAGAGTGTATAAGTTTTTAGAACAACTAAGAGTGTATAAGTTTTAGATGTTATGTTTTTAAAAGAGTTCTATAACTATTCTAGCATACTTTTTAATCTTTGTAAAGGGCAATAGAGATGGAAAAATTTGGACACGAAACAACAGTAGCGGGACGCGTTAAAGATATAACTTTTGAAAGGTATTTATTTAATTTTAATAATGGGTATGGTGCATCGGTAATTAAAGCTGACTATTCTTATGGCGGTTCGGATGGTCTATGGGAATTAGCCATACTTGATATAGGTGGTAGGATTACCTACGAAACACCTATCACAAGCGATGTATTAGGATATTTAACTGATGATAAAGTAAAGGAGACATTGAATAAAATTAAAAACTTAGTACGTGTACCACCCCACGGATATAACTTTGAACTATTAAATAAAAGTTAGATTGAAAAGATGGGGCTTGACAGCGTTTGCGAAATGCGCTAGACTGTTTCGCGTTGATACAAACACCTCTAATGGAGAAGGATATGTTAACAGCATTAAATAATAACTATGAAGCAATTCAAGAACTAAGAGACACCGGCTATGGTGCGGCAGATTTTGAAGTTAAGAAGGCGATAGTAGAATTTTCTATACCTGATTCTTTGGGAACAGTACATCACCGCTTTCCAAGTAAAGAAGTTTATTATCGAACTGATACTTTAGAGCCAATAGCAGTTCACGGTCAGCGGTATAAGCCTTTGCAGTACCGTGAAATGATTGATAAAACTAGGGATATGATTGAGCGTTGCAACTTAGATGCAACAGGAATCAATGAAAGTATACAGGTATCACCGAATGGTGGTATGTGTGCAGTTAATTATACATTACCCGCCAAAGAATATATAACACCTGACGGTGACAAGGGATGTGTCAAGGTAATGGCGCTATCTAGCTTCAATGGAATTTGGAGCTTTATATTATCTTTAGCGTTCCAGCAGGGAGCCTGCCTAAATTCTCAAATCTTTATCAAGAACCCTGCCTCAATATATAAGGCTCGACATACTAATAAACTTGATATTGATAAGGGTGTTTATGTACTCGGAAAAACTGCCAATATTATTGAAGATGAGATTGAACTTTGGCACAATTGGTATAATACTCCGATCAATCAGGTCGAAAGAACTGTAATCTTTGCGAAGTGTGCAAATTTCAAGGGTGATTTTGACAAGTTACTTCAAGATATGAAATGCTATAATCAGCTAGACCATGCGACTAACAAAACTCTAGCATATTTAAACGAAGTATATAATACTAACTATGGCCCTCGGATGGGTGACAACCGATGGTCAGTATATAATGCTATCACTGATTGGAGCACTCATGCCCCATCATCTAGTAAAAATACGATAGCATTGTCACAACGTAGAACTGAGAAAGCTTCAGAAGTAATTAACGAGTACCTACTAGCAGCATAAACTAAACCTAAAGGAAAATGAAGATGGAAAATGTACTTGCACATAAATCTAAAGTAACTTACTTATCTATTCAAGATTCTCAAGCACCATCACGTAAGACTCAGCCACATTCTGTTTGGCGTGACTTATTTGTTCCAATGAAAGTAGGTCAGTGGATGTTTATTCGTAAGTCAGACTACGGTAGGGTATGTGCCGCCGCTAACAGTTATGTCAAGGGATGTTATACAATGTATCAAGTACCCGAAGGGTATTGTTTCCTAAAAACTAAGTAAAGGGAGGTGTTGCGCCCCATATAGCTATGTGACCTGAGTAAGTCCATAAACTTCTCATTCTTTTTTAAATTTAAAATAGCGAGAAAATAAATAATGGAAACTGGATCATTAAAAATTCATGGTGTTACTAAAATCAAAGAAGAAATAACTTACGTTAATGCTGGAAAAACACAGGTTAGAAATTATGATTTCACTAACGATTTAGGAACAATTAATGTTACTTTATTTATGGTAGACGAACCGGGAAATGAAGTAGCTAATGATGATGAAATTTCTATGGACTCTCGTTGGGCATTAGATAATGTCTCATAAAGGAAATTTAAATAATGTTATATAAAACACACAACGAAACAGACGATATTGATATTGATTTTACTTCGCTTAAAGGCTCTATTAAAACAAGCTATAATAATATTTTAAATAAACTCGGGCCATCCCAAAAAGATTTTGATAATTCTAAAGTTGATGCAGAATGGACTATTGAATGGGAGGATGGGGAGATAGCCACACTTTATAATTGGAAAAATGGTAGAAATTATTGCGGGAACTACGGTGATAGAATAGAAGATATTATAAATTGGAATATTGGTGGATTTAATCATGATATTGTTAGTAGACTATACAATATTTTAAATACAAATAGCCGATAGTCTAAAAATTTGAGGTGTTCTATGACAAATGAAATAATTATTGATGATTTATGGACGAAGTTATTTGCATTACACATTGGATGTAAATGTCCTAATGAAAGGGTGAAGGAAAAGTTTATTAATTTTATACTTACCCTTAAAAATGACCAAGCACCTGATGATCATTTAACAGAAGAGTTTGTATTCTCACAGTTTCCGAAATTTATTAATTATCTAGCGGAATATTAAGTGAAGATGGGGGTTGACACCACACCTCGGCTGTGCTAAAGTGGTGACGTAGCTGAACAACTAACTAAAGGAGAGATTTATGGTTTATGAAGGTACAGCTTATTGGGCATCTGTTACTACACCGAATACTAGGTTTGAACCTAAGTATACGATTGATTTAGTAGTGGATGAAGACACTGCCGAACAGCTTCGGACTAGTGGCATAACTATTAAAGATAAAGAGGAGGGTCCAACCGTTACCATGAAGCGTAATGTTAATGGGCCAAATGGTATGGTTCGTAGAGCGCCACGGCTCATCGACCGGAATAAGGATGACTTGGATTGTCTAGTTGGTAATGGCTCTAAGGTAAGGGTTCAAGCAAAGGAATGGGAAATCAACCGCAATGGTCAGGCTTTTAAGGGACTCGAACTCCAAGCTGTACAGGTTTTGGATTTAATTGAGTACAAGTCTGGTGATGGCGATGAGTTTTTAGTTTTAGATGACTTGCCAAATGAGGCTGCAGTTGACAGCTTGTGAGTGAAGAAAAGAAACAAGTTATTTACGCAAAGGATGATTCTAAATACAACGTAAATAACTTTACCGACGAAGCTAAACTATCATTTACTTATCTTATTGAAATTAATCAAGAAGTAATGGCGCTAACAAAACGGATCACTATACTACAAGCAGCTTCCGTTACGTTAAGTCGAAAGATTGATGATCAATTAACAAGTAATATGATTATAAAAAATGCTGAGGCTGTTAATGAACTAGCAGACAATGAGCACCTCGGGTATTAATTCCTGAAAGTTTGACCTCGGTAAGTCTATAAACTGCCTTTTTTAAATATAGGAGAAGCGCATTGGCTTTTGTAAAATACCATCAGCCGTGTCCCTTATGCAACTCCAGCGATGCTGCAAGTCTAAATGATGACGGGTCAGCTTACTGCTTTAGTTGCGATAAGAGGATTAATAATTATCAAAACCTTATGGGAGAACCAGCAGCAAACAATATAAAGGAATTTAAAGTTTATAAAAACAATTCAGTTAATGACATAGAGGGTAGCTTCGCTGCTCTAACTGACCGTAGTATATCTTTAGACACCGCGAAAAAATATAATGTTAAATCGCTTTCAAATTCTGACGGAGAAATTGTAAGACATTTTTATCCCTATTATATAGCCTCAGAAATTACAAGTTATAAAATTCGTGGGGCCGATAAACATTTTTCATGGCAAGGAAATTCAGAAGGTACTGGGCTGTTTGGAGAATCTACATTCAAGGCTTCCGGTAAGTTCATTACTCTTGTGGAAGGTGAGTGCGATGCGATGGCGGCTTACGAATTACTAGGGTCTAAGTGGCCTGTAATTAGTCTTAAAAGTGGGGCCGCTGGAGCAGTTAGGGATGTCAAACATTCAATAGAATTTTTAGAAAAGTTTGATAATATAGTTATAAATTTTGATAGTGATAAAGTTGGCAGGGAAGCCGCGCAGAAAGTCGCTCGGTTATTAACTCCCGGCAAAGCTAAAATCTTAACACTTCCCGATGACTTTAAAGATGCTAATGAAATGCTTAGGGCAGGACGAGCACAATCTTACGTCGATGCGTGGTGGAGTGCAAAGTTATATACACCGTCTGGTGTTTTAAATATTTCAGAGCAAAAGAAAAACTATAATAATCGTAAGAGCCGGGAAAGCATTCCGTATCCTTGGGAAGGTTTAAATAAAAAGTTATATGGACTACGTAGTGGAGAATTAGTAACGCTTACCGGCGGTACAGGACTAGGTAAATCCAGCATCACCCGAGAATTAGAGCATTGGTTAATAACGCAGACCAAAGATAACGTAGGTGTTATTGCTCTTGAGGAAGATTGGCGGCGCACAGTAGACGGTATCGTTTCAATAGAAGCGAATGCTCGATTATATATTGACCAAGTTCGAGATAAATTTTCTCAAGAAGAACTGGATAAATATTTTGATAATGTATATAGTGGTAAAAACGAAAACCGCTTTTGGGTTCATAGTCATTTCGGCATTACAGACCTTGATGAAATTTTTAGTAAGATTCGATTCTTAATAATTGGGTGCTCATGCAAGTGGCTAGTAGTAGATCATCTTCAGATGCTGGTAAGTTCAGTGATGGAGAGTGACGAACGTAGATCAATAGATAATATTATGACTAGACTAAGAAGTATTGTCGAAGAGACAGGAGTAGGGTTGATCTTAGTGAGCCATTTGCGGCGCGTTGATAGTAATCGTGGGCATGAGAATGGAATAGCGGTAAGCTTATCACATCTTAGAGGTTCTCAAAGTATTGCTCAGTTATCTGATTGTGTTATAGCATTAGAACGCGACCAACAAGCAGACGATCCCCAAGAAGCACATACAACCCACGTTCGGGTATTAAAATCTAGATACACGGGTGATGTCGGCATGGCTACACATTTAATTTACAACAAAGAAACAGGAAGACTTAAAGAAACATTTATTGATGGAAATGAAGAGCTTGAATTATGAAATCTTTAATTTTTGATATTGAAACCGATGGCTTACAACCAACTAAAATTTATTGTATGTCAGTTTTGGATGTGGATTCTCAAGAACAAATTAATTTTAGGCATAGAGATATTGAAGAAGGTATTGAACTTCT